AAATAGTCTAGCAGTTCGTCGTTGAGGTCTAGCAACTCTTGGTTCGATATAGTTGCTAGATCAGTGCCATCAGGCAGCATCATTGTAAAATTCATAACATCAGCTCCTCAGCAGGATAAGTAATTTTGCCATCAAATTCAAGTTGTTGTTGTTCAAATTGTGTAACATAGTCGTCATTGACCAGTTCCCAGCCAATGATATATTCTTTAGTATAATCGCCATCGTGTTCAACTATATCTTTGGCTAAAAGCATTTTAGCCAAAGCTTCAGCATCATCTGCTATGTTTTTTACAATATAGTCGTTGCCACCCTTCATTTTCCAGTAAGGGTTATGAGCCGAGCCGTAGTTCTCGCAGAATTGTGTAGTGATTATAAGTTTCATATCAAACCTCGTATCGTTTAGCTAATTGTTCCTGATGCTTTGCCATTGTAGCATAAGCATCGCTTTTTGCAACATTGCCTGCAACTGTTTCATTTTTTGAAATGATCCAGTATGCTTCAGCATTGCGGCGGGCTATGCGAAGCTTTACTTGTCGCATAAACTCGCTATATTTTCTGTTACGGTTCATCTTGCTATCCTCTGTCTTGCTATGCTTGTAATTATACACCTATTCTAGTCTGCTGTTGTGCTATCTGTCGGCTATAACCTGCCACACATCAGCCGACCAGTGGTGGCTATAACCCGACGAACGGTAGCTGCAAGGGGTTGACACGGTGGCAAATTATATGCTATAATTTGGCGCCAGCGCTATAATTTTTATAGCGATTTAATTTTTATAGCTGTTTCACGTGAAACAGTAGCGGGCTAAGAATGTTATCATAAACATAACATAGCCCCACAATATAAAAACCATAATGTTATTCATTCTGCCATCATCCCAGTTATAATATTTGTAGCCTTGTTGAACTTGGGGTTAGTGAGCTTGCGCCCTAACAGCTTTTGCTTGGCAAGCCACATTAGCCCTGCCATGCTAGTGGGTACAACAAAAAACTGTAACGGTTCCTCAACGGCAACTTCAGTGCGACGACTGAATGCTACAATCTTTGGATCAATTGATAGGCTGGTAAGTTTCATAGCATTATCCTTTTTATAACGGGGAGCTATGCTCCCCTTGGTTCTACTGGTTAGAACGGATGAAGGTTACAATTGCGGCAAGCGCAGTCTTGTTTGCCTTCGTCAGAGAATCTATATCGTTCTCTGAAAGGTTGAGAGCCGCACCAATGAAGTCAGCGTGAACATCCTTCTTGATGGGAGCTTCACCGTTCTTGTTTACATAGCTCTTGGCTACGTAAACCTTTTCGCGTGAGAGCTTGGCAACCACGCTACGAACAGTCTTGCCTAGTGCTTGGGCAATCTGTTCCACGCTAACGCCAGCTTGATAATCGGCCACGAGCTTTGCAGTCTGCTCTGGGGTATAATTAGGGGCTTTGGCTTCCGCCATTTTTGCTACTCCTGAGTTGTTGAAAGAAATTCTATTATAGGCTAATCGGGCAGGGATTGCAAGTGAGAATTTTGCCGCTCATCGGCTTATAGCTACCGTTCGTCGGGTTGGCTTAGTGCTAAGATTTAGTACAAGTTTTATAGTAGATTATAGAATTTATAATGTAGTAGATTATAGAATTTATAATGTAGTAGATTATAGAATTTATAATGTAGTAGATTATAGAATTTATACCAGACCAGGGCGGTTATTAGACCGTTATAATTTTTATAGCGGTGGGGCCCCCTAACACGCGCTACTTTCAAAAAAATTTCAAACCCCTAAGGTGCCAAATCTCGAACTTGAAAATATTTAGCCTATCTGCTATAATCAAACTAATTATAGGAGTACCTACAATGGACTACAAAACCATAGCAATCTCCGATGTTCATCTAGGCAGTCATGGCTGCAAAGCAAAACTACTAGTTAATTTCCTAAAAAATAATAAGTGTGATATACTCTATCTTATAGGAGATATAGTAGACGCCTGGAAAATAGAACAAAATAAGTGGTACTGGCACCAGTCACATACAGACGTAGTTCGTGAAATACTTAAAAAAGCTAAACGTGGCACAGAAGTTGTGTGGATAGCTGGTAATCATGATGAGTTTTTACGTCCACTAATTCCCTACAATATAACATTTGGTTCAATTAAAATAGCTAATCAGTGGGTACATAGTGGAATTGATGGTAATCGCTATCTATTAGTACACGGCGATTTATTTGATGGTATTACTAGAATTGCTCCATGGATAAGCTTTTTAGGTGATAAAGCTTATGATATACTACTAGCAGTTAATACTAAATATAACTGGTGGCGTCATAGGTTAGGATTTGGTTACTGGAGCCTTAGCAAGTACCTAAAACATAAAGTCAAACGAGCTATAGACTTTATGTTTCAGTTTGAATTAAACTTAGCCAACTACTGTATTCGCAAAAATTTTGATGGTGTTATTTGTGGTCATATACACAGATCAGAAATTAAGTGGTTAAATGGTGTTTGGTATATGAATAGTGGTGACTGGGTTGAGTCATGCACAGCACTTGTAGAACACCACAGCGGTCGCTGGGAAATAGTAGAGTGGCACGAATTAAAACATGAAGAAAATACTAGTAATAACGGATAACTTACCAGACCAAATAAATGGAGTAGTTACTACCTATAAAAATTTAGCTAATACAGCACTAGAAAATGGTTACAAACTAGTTTTTATAGACCCTACAAACTTTTTACATATAAATTGTCCTGGTTATAGTGAGATTAAACTTGCACTGCCCTTCAACATAAACAAACTAATTGCTAGCACAGATGCTAATTACTATCACATAGCCACAGAAGGGCCGCTAGGACTAGCAGCACGCCAATACTTTACAAAACATAATATTAGGTATAATACTAGCTACCATACTAGATTTCCTGAAGCACTAAAAACCTTTTTAAATATACCTGAACAATTAACTTGGCGTTATATTCGCTGGTTTCATAAACATACTGGCAGATGTTTAACTACTACACAAACTATTGCTAGTGAACTAAAGTCTCAGGGAATTAACAATGTTGTATGTTGGACGCGTGGAGTAGATACTAAACTATTTAATCCACAACCTAGACTTGCAAAACCTTATAAAACACTGCTATGTGTTAGCCGTGTTAGCCGTGAAAAAAACTTAGAAGATTTTTGCAGTCTACAAGTACCTAACACTCGTAAAGTACTTGTAGGATCAGGGCCACATCTTAGCTACTTACAGCAACACTATAGTGATGTTGAATTTGTAGGCATGAAAACTGGTAGTGAGTTGGCTAGCTACTATCAACAGGCTGATGTATTTGTGTTTCCATCACGCTGGGATACATTTGGCATAGTTATGTTGGAGGCACTAGCTTGTGGAGTACCTATAGCAGCTTATCCTTGCAATGGTCCACTAGATGTTGTTGAGGTTGGTATAAATGGTTACTTAGACCAAGATTTAAATCTAGCAGTTGAAGGTTGTTTTAGTTTAAATAAAGCAAATATATACTTATCTAGTCGTCGTTGGACCTGGCAAAATTGCTGGGATATTTTTCACCAAAACTTAGTGGAGCCAACATGACAACTTATCTACCCGCCGAAACTGTTCGTATAAGTCCTGAAGCTTTAGAAATTGCTAACTGCTATCTTCAACTGCAAGATGCTAGAAAAGTTGCTAAGGAACTAGACTTAGATCAAGATATAGTAGTTACTACATTAGCCCGTCGTGAAGTACGTGGCTATATAGATCAAGTATTTTTTGATACTGGCTACAACAACAAATTTTTAATGCGTCGTGCTATAGACGCACTAATACAGCAAAAATTTCATGAGCTTGAGGAGTCGGGAGTAGGTTCTAGTAAAGATATTGCCGAACTACTATCCTTATCACATAAAATGAGTATGGACTTATTAGATCGCGAAATTCAACTAGAAAAGTTGAAACAAACTAATATTGGGCCACAAAAGCAAGTTAATGTACAAATTAATAGTGATGACGGTACCAAGTATGGACAGCTTATACATAAATTAATTAGTGGTGAAGGTATTTAATGCTAACAGTAAGTCGTGAGGACGTTGATGTTGAGTTTATACAAGAATTTGACCCTAAATCGAGATTTATTAAACTACCCATAGACAACTATTTAAAATTACTTAACCTTTATGATACTATTAACAGGCCGCAGATTGCACTAATTAATAGCGTCAACAATCCTAAATATCGTTTTATTTGTGCTGCGCTTGCACGTCGACTAGGAAAAACTTATATAGCTAATATTATAGGTCAATTAGTTACACTAGTACCTAATAGTAATGTTTTAGTAATATCACCTAATTATAATCTTAGTAGTATTTCATTTGAACTACAGCGTAGATTGATCAAACACTTTGACCTAGAAGTACAACGCGATAATCTTAAAGATAAGGTTATTGAACTACAAAATGGTTCAACTATCAGAATGGGTTCAATTTCAACAGTAGATTCAACTGTAGGTCGTAGTTATGATCTTATTATATTTGATGAAGCTGCACTGTCGGAGCGTGGCGAAGAAGCTTTTAATGTTGCACTGCGTCCAACACTAGACAAACCTAATAGTAAAGCAATCTTTATTAGTACACCTCGTGGTCGCAACAATTGGTTTTCAAAGTTTTATAATCGTGGTTTTGATAATAGTTTTTTAGAGTGGTGTAGTATACAAGCTGACTATACCGAAAACTTACGCATGGCTGAGTCTGATGTGGAGGAAGCTCGCAAATCAATGAGTAAAGCGGAATTTGAGCAGGAGTATTTAGCGTCATTTACTACGTTTGAGGGTCAAATTTACGAAAGCTTTAGACCAGAGTATATTATTAGCGAAATACCAGAAAATTTACATGGCGAAGCTTTTAGTGGCTGTGATCCAGGTTATCGTGATGCTACAGCTTGGGTAAATATTATCTATGACTACAATACAGATAAGTTTTATGTTGTAGAAGATTATTTAGAAGCAGAACGTAGTACTAGTGAACATGCTGAAAAATTTCATAAAATGATAGATCAGTGGAAAATTGAAGTAGTATTTATTGATAGTGCAGCAGCACAATTTGCCAGTGATTTAGCCTATGGTTATGATATAGCAACTACCAAAGCCAAAAAAGATGTACTACCAGGAATTGCCTATATACAAACACTAATACAACAAGGTAGATTATTAGTCTACAAAGAATGTAAACATGTATTAGCAATGTTAGATCAATATCGTTGGGACAATCGTGAAGGATTAACTCGCGAAAAGCCTAAGCATGATCAATATAGTCATACAGCTGATGCTATACGCTATGCACTCTATAGCTATGTAGTCTAGGTAGTATAAATTTAGTTATTGACAATTTACTACCTTTTAGTGTATAATCATAAAAATTAGGTTATAATAGTAGAGTAAAAATAATTAGATGGCAATTAATACTAATAAAAGAATACCAGTAAAATGGGTTAGAGATAAAGCTAAGTCAGCTTATGAAAAACAAGCTAAATGTTATATTTGTGGTTCTACTAGTGAACTAGAGTTGCATCACCTACATTCTATTACTTGGTTACTAGAATCTTGGGCTAGCAAAAATAAAATAGACATTAGCACCGATGAAGCTATACTAGCAGTTCGCGATAGTTTTATTAGCAGTCACTATACAGAGATTTATGAGCTTGTTTATACATTGTGCAATCGTCATCATGTACAACTGCACAGCATATATGGCAAATCACCTAGTCCTAATAGTGTAGCTAAGCAAAAACGTTGGATAGAGCTGCAGTGTGAGAAACATAGTAGTGGCGATAGCAGTTTTCGTGGCAGTAGCTATACCAGCTATTTCTCACAATTTTTAGGAGAAATAGATGGCACTAGAAAAGATTCGTAGTTGGATTCGTGAAAAATTAAATCCAGCTCAACCACTAATACATCATGACGAAGGCACACATATAGGTAGCGAAAGTAGAATCGTTACTTATAGAAATGCATTTCGTAACATAGACAGTGTAAATCGTAGCGTTAATATGGTTATTAGCGCAGCTAGTTCACTAGACTATGATATAAAAGATAAAATAAATGAAGGAGTAGTAGTTGGTGTTCGTCAAAAAACGCTAGCAAACTTACTTAACTTTAGACCAAATCCTTATCAAACAGCACAAGATTTTAGGCGAGAACTATTTAAAGACCTACTACTAGAAGGCAATGCATTTATACACTTTGATGGCGTATTTATGTATCACCTACCAGCAGAAAATGTAGAAATATTAAGTGATGCAAAAACTTTTATACGTGGATATAGATATAACGGTAATGTATTATTTGAAGAACGCGAAGTTTTTTACTTTAAGGACATAAATAGTGCCAGTATTTATAGAGGTGCTAGTAGACTAGAAGGCTGTATAGAAAATATAGGTATACTTTACAGCATGCAAGAATTTCAGCAAAAGTTTTTTGATAATGGTACTATATTTGGACTAGTACTTACTAGCGATAATACACTATCACAAGCTGCCAAAGAAAAAACACTACAATACTGGCAACAAAGATATAATACTAAGTCGGGCGGAAAGCGTCCAATTATTTTGGACAGCGGACTAAAGCCTATGCGCCTAAGTGAGCAAAGTTTTAGTGATCTAGACTTTGATCGCGCAATAAAAACACATGGTGAGCGTATTATGACAACTGTAGGTGTTCCACCTATACTACTACAAGGAGGTAATAATGCTAACATTGCCCCTAATTTACGCTTATTTTATCTGGAAACAGTACTGCCTATTGTTAGGCTATATATTTCCGCTGTCGAAAGATATTTTGGATACGACGTGGAAGCAGTAACTAGTAATGTTAGTGCATTACAGCCTGATATTGGTGAATTAGCAAAATATCATAGCACACTAGTTAATGGTGGTATTATAACACCAAATGAAGCTAGAATAGAATTAAGGTATCCTAAATTAGACGGTGGGGATACTATTAGAATACCTGCTAATATAGCAGGTTCAGCAGCCAACCCATCTCTTGGTGGTAGGCCTAGTGATACGAAGGAGTAATATGAAAACAAAACTGGAAAAATTACTCTATTTAAGCAGTAAGTTTACAGCTAGTACAGATACTGAAGATAGCATTTATATTGAAGGATATGCTAGCACAGTAGACCGTGATCGTCAAGGTGATGTAATTCCTATGTCTGCATGGACTGAAGGATTAAAAAATTATCTTAAAAATCCGATTATACTAGCCTATCACAATCATCAGATGCCAATTGGCAGAATGATCGATCATAAAGTTACTGATCAGGGTTTGTGGATTCGAGCACAGATTCCTAGTGAAGTAGGTGATGTATACAAACTGGTTAAAAAGGGTATATTAAGTGCATTTAGCGTAGGTTTTAGAGTACGTGATGCAGATTATGATCACGCTAGTGAGTCATTTTTGATCAAGGATCTAGAACTACATGAAATTAGTGTAGTTTCAATTCCTGCCAATCAAAATACACTATTTAGTTTAGCCAAGGCATTTGACACTGCCGAAGATTTTGAGTCATTTAAACAGCAATTTGCTCCAAAGGAATCAGCTAAAAAGCTAGATACCCAAAAATCAGCAAAAAGCACTATAAAAGAGGAATGGGACATGGATCCAAAAGAATTAGAGAAATTACTAGCAGATGCTGCTGCTAAAGCTGCTGAGCAAACTGCTAAAGCCGTAGTAGAGGCACAAACAAAAGCTGCTGAAGAAGCACAACGTAAATTAGCCGAAGAGCATGCACTAGAAGCTAAAATTAAAGCTGCTGTTAATGCAGTATCACCAGCTGTACAAACAGTAGATACTGGTGCTGAGCGTCTCTTAGCAGATGTTGAAAAGCGCTTAGAAGATCAGGCCAACGAGCACAAGAGTGCTATTGAAAACCTACAGAGTGCTATTCGTGAAAAAGCCAAAGAGCTCGAGCAGCTACAAAATAAGAGTGGTGAGCTAGAAGCACTACAAAAAAGCCGTATGCACTTTACTGATGCAAAAGAAGGTGATGTTAGCTATAGTGACAAAGAAAAAGCTGTTTTACTAAGTAAAGTTCTACGCAAGCCAATTCAAGAAACCAAATTTGGTAAAATGGTATTAGAAAAAGCAGCTAGTTTTGGTGGACGTGATCGCTTTACTAGTACTAATGGTGAAGCTTGGGAAATTGAAGTTAGCACAGCTATTCAAGGTGAAATGCGTCGTCAACTAGTAGTAGTTGGCACAGTTAATAGCATTGCTATGAATCAAACAGTTATGCGTATTCCTGTAAACCCAGATACTGGCACAAATGCTACTTGGGTAGCTGGCAGCAGTTTCGGGTCGGACTATACTAGCGTTGCTGGTACAGGTGCTAGTAGCGGTACAACTAGAACACATACTATCAAAGAAGTTACACTAACTGCACAAAAATTAGCTACAAAAGAGTATGTATCTTTTGAAGAAGATGAAGATACAATTATTCCCTTACTACCACTAATTCGTGATGCTATGGCACGTCGTATGGCCAAAACACTTGATAAAGCTATGCTATTAGGTGATGGTGGTACAACTGCTACAGGTCAAGTAGCTGCTGCTATTAAGGGTCTAGCAAGTTATGATCCCGTTGCTGGTAGTGGCGTTACACTAGATATTAGTGCTGCTGATAAATTCACTGTTGCTAAGGCAATGGCTGCTCGTAAAGCACTAGGTGCTTGGGGCTTAAATCCTAGTGAACTAATTATGTTTGTTAGTACACAATCTTACTATGAGTTAATGGAAGATAGCAACTTTTTAACAGTTGACAAAGCTGGTCCTGCTGCTACACTACTAACTGGTCAAGTAGGTAGCATAGGTAATACACCAGTGCTTGTTAGCGCAAGTTTTGATGCTGCTGGAGTAGACGGAAATGCTGCTGCTGTAGTAGTCAATCCCATGAACTTTTTAGTAGGTACACATCGTGGTATGCGCGTTGATAGTGACGACGAAGTCGTAAATCAGCGTAGTGTACTAGTAGCTAGTATGCGTATTGGTATGACACAACTATCAACAGTTGATGGTCAAGGTGTTGTAGCAGTTCGTTACGTACCCTAATCTTTAAGGTTAAAAACAGGACTCGCAAGAGTCCTGTTTCTAAAGACTATTAATATAGTTTTTAGAAACAGTAGGAGAAATTAAATGGCCGTTAATCTAGTTACAAAAACAGAATGTAAAAATTACTTAGGAATTACTACTAGTAACAGAGATACGGAAATAGACTTTCTTATTCCTAAGGTAAGTAAATTAGTACAAACATATTGTCGTAGAGGCTTAACAGAATATGCAAATGCTACTGTATATACACAGTATGATAATGGTGGATATGATAAGATTATACTAAAAGAAACCCCTGTTATAAATCTTATCAGTTTTGGATATAGTACTGACTATGGTGTAACATATACTAGTTTAACACAAAATACTGACTGGTTATTGGATGGAGACTTTATAATTCCTATTAACTATCAAGGTATATTTAAATATTATCTACGAGGATATAAAATAGAATATTTTGGTGGTTATGATGATTTACCAGACGACTTAAAATTAGCAGTTTTAGATTTAGTAGAGTACTACATGAAAAACAATAGTGCTGTGCATGTTAATAGAGATATAGGCCCTAATACTACACAAATACAATATATAGCTACAACAAACTTTCCGGCACATATTAAGCGTATACTAGATCAATATGTTGTGGATTATACATAATGGGAATACGTAGACAAATACATTTTTCTAGATTACTAGATATAATTTGTGGAAGTGCTCTACAAGGAGCAAATACTAAAATTCAAAAAAGCGCAGTATACGAAGATTTTAAGTTAGCTAAGCTAGAAGAAAATAAACTAAGAAGTTTAATTGATGCCAATCTTCCAACATTTTATGTAGTTAATACAGAAACAATTACACATGAGTTAGTAAAAGGTCTTGATTTAAATAACTTTAAAGAAAATGAAGACTATGTACGTCAGCAGTTTCCTAGTAAGCAAGAATTAAAAGATTTTTTATTAAAAACTGTAACAGATGCTATTAAAACTCTGCCAACTAAATCTTTTGTAGACGCAAGCTATAATCCACTAAATAAAGCCTATAGTGAATTATTAGATACATTTGCTAGAAGAACTAGTTACTATGGTTATAGAACAGCCGCAAATAAGTTTGGTAGTGATATGCGCGCAATATTAAAGCAATCAGGCATATACATAGCTAGTGACGCTTCAACTATAATAGATTTACCAGCTTTATCTTATTTAGTAATAGGTCCAACTTTTAATAGTGTAGTTGCAAAAGTAAATGATTTGCTAAATAAACATTTGCGAGATAAGTTTAAAAGCTCCTATGATATAAATTTAAAAGCCTACGATAAAGATGCAGATGCTAGAAATAGATTTACTATAGGTGACTACATAAATGCAGGACATACTTCAGCATATACTGGTTCTGGAGATTTAATAGGTATAAATATGCCACTAGCACAAGAAAAACAATTCTTGTTAAGCGGCGACCCTAAATCGGAGGGATTAGAAACAGCTATAGCAGACCTATATCTTAATGCTAATTATAGCATAACTTTTAAGCAAAATTTTACTAGGCAAGCTACAAATTTACTTGATATGCAATTTAGTTTTACTATTACTATGCCAAGTAAATTTAATACTACTACCCTACGAACAGATGAAGTTAGAAGAATAAAAAAATATATAGGCGATACCATACTGCCAACAATTTTAGAACAAGCACAACAGAAGTTTAAGGGCGGTATAATAGAGCAAGTCACTTTAGATAGTGCAGCTAGTCCAAGTTTTTATGAATATGTAGAAGATTTAATAAAAAATACACTAAAAGGTAAACCTACTCTTGATATAACTAAAATCAGTACAAACAGTAAAACAAATAGCGTAGCTATTAAAACTCATGCTATAATTAAAAGTAAAAAGCCATTAAAAGCAAAAAGTAGTACTGGTAAAATTAAAATAAGTGCACAAAAAATACCTAAATCAGTAGACTCTAGCGTAACAAGCTTACAAACTCTTTTAAATGCTAAGTTAGTGCAAACCATAAAACAAAATATGGGTCTGGGAAATAGGCGAGACATACTCAACCTACGCAGTGGCAGATTTGCAGAAAGTGTAAGTGTAGAACAATTAAGCGAAAGTCGTCAAGGAGCTATAAGCGTATTTTATACTTACATGCGTAATCCTTATGCTACTTTTAGTGAGGGCGGACGTCAGCAAAATCCACGTAGTAGAGACCCTAAATTGCTAATCTCAAAGTCAATTAGACAATTGGCCCAACAAATAACCCAACAAAGATTACGGGCTGTACTAGTATGACTAAACGCAGACAAATAATTCAAGCACTAGCAGATAAAATTAATGCTAGTATAAATGGAGGTAGTCCTTATCAAACTAACTTACAAAATCAGTGCTTTGCCAAACTAAAGTTTTGGGACGAAGTAAATGATTTTCCTAGTGTTTATATAACACCAGGTAGCGAAACTAGAGACTATCAACTAAGTAATTTTGCTTGGGGTATGCTAGGTGTATCTCTAAAAGTATACTGTAAGGGTGAAGATGATTCACAAGAACAACTAGAGCAACTACTAAGTGATCTAGAGATTTGTATAGATGCTAATAGACAACTTGTCTATGATTCAACAACAGGTTATGAAACCACAGAAATACTAATAGCTTCAATAACTACAGATGAGGGATTATTGTCTCCCTATGCAGTTGGTGAAATTAACTTACAGGTCCGCTATCAGATCATGTAAGCAACTGTGCTCGTAAGCTAGCTACAGATAAATATCTTGTAAAAGCTTTGCAGCACCTAATAAAAAAGGAAGAGATATGGCTTTAAATTTAATTCGTAATGCAAGAATGTTCTTTACAACTAATATTAGTTCTACAGGAATAGTTCAAGCTAGTGGATTTACTAATGCTAATACATTTGAAATCCAGGTACTAGATGGTTTAAGTTTTAGTCAAAATACTACAACTGAAACTATAACAGTTAATGAAGCTGGCGATAGCCCAATTCGTGGTCAACGCCAGTTTAATACAGCTTTAGATCCAGCAGAGATTACATTTAGTACATATATTAGACCATATAAACTAAATGAAACTGGTGCTTTACCAGCTTGGAGTGCAAGTTTTGCTAGAGTAGATCCATCGGGTGCTAATGCTACACTTGGTAATGGTACTGGTGGTACACAAATTGCTACAGCTTATGGACCCAATACATTTATATATGCTGATGCAGCACCTACAGGTGGTAGAACAGCAAGATTTAGTCCTGTATTTAATAGTAGTAGTCAATTAATTGGTATTACAATGGTAGATGCTGGTGCAGGCTATCTTGTATTGCCTACAGTATATATAGTAGATCCTGATACTACAGCTGAAACTGGTGCTGACTTAGTACAAATAACTCTAAGTGGTTCATTAACTACAGGAGCAAATATTGTACCAGAAGAATATGTATTATGGGAAGCATTTGCTACTGGTTTAGGTGCTACAAGCGGTTGGGTTCCAGGTAGTAGCTTTAGTGAAGTTAATTTTAATAGTAGTTCTAAAAATCAATTAACACGTTTTGGTATGATTATTGTACTTGATGGTACTAGTTATTTTATAGATAACTGTAGCTTAGATCAAGCTAGTATTGATTTCGGACTAGATGCTATTAGTACTATTGCTTGGACTGCTCGCGGTACAGAATTACGTTCGGCAAGTACTAATATTGCTATTAATGATAGTACAAATAGTCTATCTGGAGGCGCATCAGGTAATTTTAAACCAAAAATTACTAGTGCACATTTTTTAGCTAATAAATTAAGCACAGTAAGTATTCAATCAATTACTCGTGGTGGTCAGACTGTTAGTGGAGCTAGTAAAACTTATACACTAGCATTAACTGGTGGTAATATTACACTTGCTAATAATATTACTTATCTAACACCTGCTAATCTTGGCATTGTTAATAAGCCTGTTACTTATTTTACAGGTACTCGTGCTATTAGTGGAAGTTTTAACTGCTATTTAAAAACTGGTAGTAATAATAGCTATGGACTAATGCAAGATATGCTAGCTCAATCAACAACAAATGTACAACCATCTTTTGATGTTGAATTACATATTGGTGGTAAAACTGGAGATCCTATAAGACTACAAATTGATTTAGACAGCTGCGTATTTTCAATACCAACAATTAATACAGAGCAAGTTGTTAGCCAAACATTAAACTTTACAGCACAAGGTAGCACTAGTGGTGACTATGATCTTGCAGCTACTAATGAAGCAGTAATTAAATACTATAGTATATAATTAAATAGGGGTGCTATATAGCACCCCCTCTATTAACCAAAGGAAATTAAATAGATGTCTAGCTTATCACTAAAAAACATGCTTGTTCCTAGCAAGGAAGTTACTGTAGAGTATCCAGGTATGCCAGGATTTGAAATTCAAGTAAGTTTTTTATCCAGAGAAACATTACAAACAATTCGTAAAAAAGCCACTAAAACTACTTTTAAAAATCGTCAGCCTGTAGAAGAACTCAATGACGATTTATTCTTAGAACTATATGTTCGCGGAAGTATTAAAGGCTGGACCGGCTTAAAATTTAAATATCTAGAACAATTAGCACCAGTTGATTTAGCTGATCAAGATCTTGAGCAAGAATTAGAGTATAGTGAAGAAAATGCACTTTACTTAATGAAAAGCTCTACTAACTTTGACAGCTTTATCAGCGAAAAAGTAACTGACTTGGGAAACTTTTCCAAGAGCAAGTAGATAGGGTAGAAGAATTATTAGATAATTATTTTCAAAATCGTGACTTAGGTGTTACTAAGGATCAGTACTATGAAATGTGCGATATGCTTGGTAACGAACCTAATCTTGAGGAAGTTCCTGTAGAATTTGATGACCTACCTAACATAGTACAACAAGCTTTAGAAATTTATGGCTACCTACCTGATCGATGGGAAGGTATGAGTGCTACATTTATGGGCAAAGACTATTCAATTGTTTTTGAGTTATTTACAACATACGAAATAGAATCAAATATTGAAAAACGATTATTACTAAGAATTATGAGTGTTATTGATGGTATACGTAGCAAAATAATTCAAGGTAAACAAAACTCAAAAAAGTCCTCTAAGTGAGGACTTTTTTATTGCTTAAGAAATTTATAGTTGCAATTTTATTTGTGTTGTGGTATAATTAGTGTAAACTTAGAATTATTGCTAGCTATAAAAATTACTAGTAAAATTGATTGTGTGAGGAACTATATGGCATCACAAGACGTATCAATTCGCTTAAAAATGGTTGCTGAAGGCGTAGATCAGCAAGTACAAAATAGTCAGACTATTGCTAATAACTATGCTAGTGCGGCTCGTAGTGCACAACAAGTAGGCAGTGCGCCACAAGCTCGTCGTGCTGCTCAAGCTGGTGCTATGACTACTAGTGAAAATATTGAATACGGTCGTGCACGTGGCAACATTGGTGGTACCGGTGCTAGTGCTCGTGACTTTGCTAACCAAGCTCAAGGTCTTGGGGGCTTAGTTCGTCTATATGCAACAGTAGCTGCTAATGTATTTGCTGTTACTGCAGCTTTTAATGCGCTTAGTCAAGCAATGGATACCGCTAATATGGTTAAGGGCTTAGATACACTAGGTGCTGCCAGTGGTAGATCACTTGGAACATTAAGCAAACAATTAGTAAGTGTTACAGATGGTGCTATTAGTATGCGAGAAGCCATGAGTGCTACAGCTATGAGCAGTAGTGCAGGCTTAACTAATCAGCAAATACTTCGTATGGGTCAAGTGGCTAAAACAGCTAGCTTAGCCTTAGGTATTAGTATGCCAGATGCTATTAATAGATTAAGTCGTGGTATTACTAAACTAGAACCAGAACTATTAGACGAACTAGGAATATTTACTAAAATTGAGCCAGCTGTGCAAGCATATGCCTTGCAAATGGGTAAAAGTGCCACACAGCTAACTGATTTTGAACGTCGTCAAGCCTTTGCTAATGCTGTGCTTAAAGAGGGTGAAGATAAATTTAATGCTCTTAGTGATGCTGCAGCAAATCCATTTGATAAATTTTTATCACAACTTAAAAACGTTGTAACTTCAGTACTTGATCTTATAAATAGAGCACTAGGTCCTCTATTTAATCTACTATCAGAAAGCCCAACAGCTTTATTGGGAGGCCTAACATTATTAGTATCTAGCCTAGTTCGAAGAGCGTTGCCAGCAATAGGACAATTTAGAGAACAATTAGCAGCTAGCAGAGATTTAGCTCAAGAAAAAGTAGCTCAAAAGCAGCAAGATACTGTTAAAGCAGGAGAAGCCCTAGGTAGACTAGCTTACAGCAAAGTAAAAGCTCAAATGGAAGCGGATGCTGATAGCGAACTAAGAGTATTTGAACAAAAGGAACAAAAACTAAATGAGTTAAAAAAACAGGGAGCATCGTATAGCAAAAGTTTAAATGAGCTATTAAAGAAAGATATTGTTGACATTACTCAACAAGAAATAAATGCTGCAAAAATAGTAGCTAAAGAAAGAGTAGAAGTAGCCAAGAAAGCATATAAAGAATTACAGTTTTTAGAAAAACAGGGTTATTCTGTTAAAGCTGAGGATATGGCTAAAGCTAAATCTGATAGAATGGCGGCTAGTGCAGAGTTAGTAACGGTAACAGCACTAGAAAAAACTGTTCAGGCAGAAGAAAATCTTATTAGAGTACAAAAACAAAAAGAACAACAAGAAATAAATAGACTAAAACAAACTAAGCAATATCAAAGTTTAATAAAAGCAGAAGAGCAACTAGTTATACAAGCTAAGCGTTCAGAAATAGTTGCTAATATGGCATATAATACCAGTCTTATAGGTATAGTAGATGCTTATAAGTTAATGAAGGCTGAAGCAGAAGCGGCAGGAAAGATTGGAGATTTAACTAGTCTTAAACTAAGGGCGATTGCTGCAGGTATTGGTACCGTTATTACTACTGCACTTGGTGCTATAGGCGTAGTAATACAAGTAGTAACAGCAGCTATTGCTGCATTTGGTTTATTAGATGGTATACTTAGTAGTAATGCAAAAGAAAGTAAAGCATTCAAAGAAGCTGTAGATCAAAGTGACTCTAGTGTTAAAAATGCAACTAGAACCTTAGAGCTATACGAAACAAAAAATAAAGATAGTATACAAAGTACTGTAGCTTATGCAAATGCTTTTGGAGAGCTCTCAGATAGTTTAGAAAATGTTGTTAAAAAGTTTGAAAAAGCCGAAGCTAAAGCAGGAGATTATGATAAAGGTATAGAACGAATACTACAATTTGCAGATGTTCTAACTTTTGATATATTTAATTTTAGTAGCCAAAATAGATTTGCAGATGCTGTAGCAAAAGACTTGGCGGCAACAATAGATGTTGCTGAAAAATTTGGAAAGTCTGGCGAATTACAAGCTAGGCTACAAGAGATTTTAGGTATACAAGATATATTTAATACTGATAAAGTAAAAGAAGCAGTAAAAAGATTAGATGATATTGGTCGCAAAGAACTAGTAGGTGTTACTCAAAACTTTAAAAAACAATTCCAAGAAATAGCAGGCTCATTAGATAGTTTTAGATCAAATCTAGACAAAAGCTATAAAGGGTTTCAAGAATTTATTAAAAGTTTAGCTTTAAATGATCCTTTTGAAAAATTAGCCCAAAACTTTATGTCTTTGGCTATTGATATGTCACGTCTATCATTTGCAAGCGCTGAGCAACAATTAAAAGCAATAGAAGAACTATTAAATAATCCTGAAAAAATGCTAGGTTTTGGACAAGAAATAGCTCAAGGATTTTTAGACATAAAAGAAAGTTTTAAATTAGACAAAGAAATTGCAGACTCTTATACAAATGTAATCAGTCAAATGACTAGAGACTTAGCAAAGCTAGAAGAAAGCTATGCTAAGTTAGAGGAGACACCACTTTTAGATCCTAAAAGAATTGCCGCATATACGGCAGCTGGAACAGCAGCAGGTGCAGGTATTGGTGCAATAGCAGGTGGAGTCGGAGCAGTTCCAGGCGCACTAATTGGAGCTGGAGCAGGACTGGGAGCTGGAGTTCTAGACAGTCTATTAAATAAATTTTTTAGTACTCAAAATAAACAACAAGCAGCAGCTAACATAGAACAACAGAAAAATAATATAGATGCTTATAAACTAGCTCAGGCAGCTTTTAAAGCAAATTCAGAGACTTTTACTAAGGCAACTCAATTATTTGTTGCAGCTGCACAAGAAAGTCTAAAGTTAGCTAGAGAATATACTGACAGAGCAGTTGAAAACTCCGCTATTAGAGCTGCTAATACGATAGCTAGTGCATATGCTACTAATTTAAGTGGTCCACAAGCAGTAGCAGAGCAAACACGAATTGCAAAAAGTGAGCAAGATATTAAAATTAGAGAAGCGCAACAAGCTCTAAAAATATTAAATTCACAAAATACTCTAGAAGATGCTATACGTGCTAATACTGAACAATTAGCTATAAATACAGAGCGACTAAAAGGAACAACAGAAGGTACTGCTCAAGCCGATAGATTAGAAAGAACTAGAAGCTTAAGACAAGAAGCAGCAAGATTATTGAAAGAAAATAATGGCGATCCTGCTAAAGTTCAGCAGGCTATGGGAGTAACTTCTGCAACTGTAACAGATCAAGAAAAAATGGCGGCTATCACTGCTGCACAAGCAGACAGTGAAGAAAGAAAAAATAAGTTAAAAATGGCCCAAGCTAGAGTAAATGAAGAAGCTGCTAAAAGGGAGGCTATCAGTGAAAAAGGTAAGATAGACTTAGAAGCCGCTAGAATAGTTCAAGAAAAACAAATACAAGAAATAAAGAATAGTACTAAGCAACTAAGTTTACAAGAACTAGATATTACTAAACAGATATTAGGGGTTACTTCTGAACAATCTATTTTAGATAAATTTAGTGAACAAGACAGTATTAAAGAAAAAAGTAACAAATTAGAAATAGCTGATATAGACAGAAGAATAAAGCAAGAAAATACTACATTAACCAAAAAATTAAGTGCTGAACAACGAGAAATACATAAGCAAGAATTAAAATTTTTAGAAACACAACTAAAACCAGCAATAGTCGCTAGACAAGAAGCAGAAAAAGAAGTAGAAGAACGTCGTAAACGCTTAGAGTTATTAACTAGAGAATTGGACGTAATAAGAAAGCAGTACGAGTTACAAAAGAGTATTCAGGATACTATTTATGCAGAAAATTCGGCCAATCTAGAAATAGATAGGGCTCGTTTTACTTCGCGTGCTGAAATAGCAGATCTGGATAAGGACTATGTAGCACAAATAACTTATCAAATGGATTTGGAAAAAAGTAGATTAGATACTGAAAAGAGCAGACAAGATATTAATCAAAAATATAATCAGCAGTTAGAAGAGTTTAGTAAACGTGAAGCAGCTGCTGGTAAAGTAGGTGCAGATTTAGAAAAAGCTATTAGTGATGAAAAAGATCGCCAAGCCAAATTACAACAGAATGAACTATCTAGAGCAGATATTGAAAGTAAAAAACGAGAAGAATTATTAAGACTAAGTAAAGATCAAACTGTAGAGCTGGAAAAGCAGAGAAGAGCACGAGAAGCTTCGGATAGACAGGCCGAAATACGCCAAGCAGAGTCAGAGAATCTACTAGCAAAAACTAATTTTACCGAAGTTTATCAACAACAATTAAAGAATAGATTAGCACTAGCAGAAATAGACAGAAAAGACTCTTTAGAGCGAGATAGAAGGCTAGCCGGGTATAAAAAACAATTATTAGAAATAGCTGCTATTGAAGAGAGTGGAGACATATTATCACCAGAAACCTTACGAAGACGCGAAACTACACAAAGTGCTTTAGCTACAGCAACACAAGAGTTAGACGCTAAATTGGAAAAAGATCGTGAAGTACAAAGATTAGCAAATGACACAGCTTCACAACAAGCAAGATTTAATGATGAAATGCAACGTAGCGTACTACTGGCCAACAGATTAAAAGATTCGTTTGGCGAAGTAGGCGATCGTATTGGTCAATTAGCCGTAGCATTTACGGAATATAGTCAAACACAAGAAAAAAATCAAGCAACACTAGCAAATATTGCCAAAGAAAGACTTCAAACAGAAGCTCAAATAAGAGAAGCAGAAAGTAGAGATGACTACGGCGAAGGATATGAAGCAGCAAAAAATAGACTAAAAGATTTATCTGCTGAAGAAGCAAAAGCTGGACAAAGAAGCTTAGCAACCGAAGAAAAATTAGTTGCTAGTGCTAAGAAGTCATTTAAAGAAAAAACAGCTGCCTATAAAGCATTTGGTGCACTAGAAAAAGCATATCACATAGCTAGACTAATAATGAGTGCTAAAGAAATAGCCACTCAAATTGCTAGTACTGTTAGTTTTATTACTCAAAGTATTACACGCCAAGGAGCCGCAGCAGCCGAAGCAGGAGTACTAGGTGTTAAAGCTGTAATTAATGCTATGAGTACACTACCTCCTCCATTTAGTTTTGCAGCAGGTGCTGCTATGACTGCACTAGTAGCAGGAATATTGAGTGGAATTGGTCAAAGTTTTCGTGGTGGTAGTGGAAGCTATTCTGGCCCAAGCACTGAAGATCAAGCTAAATATGCAAATACTGCTATGGGTTATAATGATCAAGGTAAACTTGTACAAGTACGTCGTGGAGTTGTAGGCGAACCTGAAAAACGTAGTGAAAGCGTTGCTAATAGCATTAGTATTTTAGAAAAAAATAGTTTGGATGGACTACTACTAAATAATAAAATGTTACAAGCACTACGTAGTATTGATAGAAATACTAAGATTAGTAGTGTAGCCTTATATGCTTCAACAGGTTTAAAAAGTGGAGAAATACCTGGTTTATCAAAAACAGGTAGTTTTGATGTCAATAATATAGGTACAGTTTTAGCTGATGTAGCTGGAACTATTGCTGGTGGATTTATAGGCAGTTTAGCTGGTGCATTTACTGGTACACTATTTTTTGGTGAATTGGGTATGGCTTTAGGAGGCCCAGTAGGAGCTGTAATAGGTGCAGTTTTAGGCAATGCAATTGGCGACTTAATTTATAATAAAGAAATAACTAATACTATTACGCAGTCAGGAATTAAATTAACTGGTAGCATATTAGAGCTTGCAAAAGAACCTGAAGAAGCTGTAAAAGCATATGTTACAGGCACAAAAACAACTAGAATTGGTGGACTTGCGGGAGCTGTTACAGAGCTATTTGGTGGAGATCGTACTAGTACAAGTGCACTTAATGAAACAGTAAAACTAATTGATACCAAACTGCCTGGAGTACAAACAATTATACAAAAAATTGGTACAGCTTTTAGTAGTAGTATAGATGTTTTTACAGAAATAGCACTAAAAACAGGAAAAACAGCTGAATTTGTTAACACAGAACTAGCAAAACCAATTCAAGCACTAGAAGTACCACTAAAAGATGTAAAAACTGGTGCAGAAGCAGCTGAACAATTAACAGGAGCTGTTAATGCCGCACTTGATGAGGTAGCACTAAGGTTATTTTCTAGCTTTACTGAATTTGAACAAAACGGAGAAACAATACTACAAACAGTAGTTCGTGTAGTATCAACCTATGATTTAGTTAATCAACAACTAGAAAATTTAACTGGCAAAATTTCTACTATACAAATAACTCGTGGAGCTCAAGAAACAGATCAAAGTTTTGAAAAACGATTGTTTGACGCATATAGACTATCAGAATCACTAGTAGAAGCTTTTGGTGGTTTAGACAAATTTGTAGAAAAAACCGAATACTTTAGAAAAGCATTTTTAACTGAAAGTGAACAAATAGGTAACAGTGTAGGTGGATTACAAAGAAGATTAAAAGAATTAGGCATTGCTAATGTTGATACTATGGAAGAGTTTAAACAACTTGTACTTAGTATAAAACCAGTAACTCCAGAAGCAGCACAACTACAAAATAGTTTACTAGAGCTAGCTCCAGCGTTTGAAAAAGTTTATAAAGCAGCAGATGATCTACTAGAAAATCTTCGAAAAGAAACTATTAACCTAACAACTACACTTAGTGCAGATGAAATTATATTACGTGATATAACTATAAAAACTAGTGAATATGTTGAAACACTAAAAGCAGCCGGTGTAGCTACTGAAAAAAATGTTAAAATAGTAGCAGACTGGTCTAAAGCTAGCGCACTAACACAACTACGTAATAATTTAAAAAGTGCATATGAAGAACGTAAGCGTGAATTAGAGAGTAATATTGCTGCACTTAAGAAATTTAAAGATACACTAGTAGATCTTAAAAATAGTTTGTTAATAGGAGAATTGTCAACATTAACACCGCTAGAACAGTATAACGAATTATTAAGCCAATATGAGACTAGTTTAATTAATTTACGCAGTACTGATAGTGCTGTAGCAGAATCAGCCCGTGCAAGTTTTCCACAATTAGCAAAACAATTACTAGAATCTGGTAAATCACTATATGCTTCTAGTGCTAACTATGTTACACTAAGCGAAAAAGTTAATAGTGATATACAAAGTGCTGGAGAGTTTATAGATAGTCAAATAACTACTGAAGAAGCAACACTAAAAATACTAAATGATACTTATACTAGTATAGTAGGTATAGAAACTGCTAGTAAAACTGCTGCAGAAAAGCTAACAGAACTTGCCACGCTATACAATCAAGTTGCTGCAACTGATACTACAAAGCTAGCTAAGGATATTGTTACTGCACTAAGTGGTGGTAAGAGTCCTGTAGAATCTGTAGCTGATGCATTAAATAAACAAATTCCTATTATTACTAAAGCAACAGCTGAGGCAGTAGTAACAGTTTTAGGTAATAAAACTGTTGATACAGTACTTAGTGACGCTGTTAGTAAAGTAATTGCAGATGCAGATGTTAAGGCTACAAAATTACAAGATGCAGGAACAGCTGCTGCTAGTGTAGTTAAAAAAGCTGGCGAAGATGCTGCTAGTGAAGTTAAAAGTGCCGGCACTGGTGTAATAGATAAAATTGATAGTGCATTTGCAAATAGTAGTGCTGGAGGCGGTGGAGGCGGTGGAGGCGGTGGAGGCGGTGGAGGCGGTGGAGGCGGTGGAGGCGGTGGAGGCGGGGCTACAGTAATAACTGCAGCTACTAATGGTGGCAATATACTTAGTAGCACTACAACAGCAAAAGACTTAGGAGCTGCAGTTGATTCTACAGATAAAGCTATAGGTGATGCTGCTTTAGTTGCAGCACAACAAGCAAGTGACGCTGCACTAAATGCTAGTGCTGGTTTTGATTCAGCTGGTTTAAGCGCTACAAATTTTGCATCGTCGCTATCAAGTACTGCAGATAAGGTTTCAGAAGCTTATGGTACACAATTAGCAGTATTTAATGGTACAAATGGTAATCCTCTACTTGTTAATACCGAACTAGCTACTGGCAGAAGTTATGAAGGTAATACTGCACAACTTAGCGATGCCAGTATACTACAATCTGCCACAGATTTACTATCAACTATTGCTAATTCTAGTAGCGCTACTAATGCAGCATTATTAACTGCTTATGCTATTCAAGATATAAATACATATAGAATGGATCAAATTATAGCGGCAATACCTGAAGTTTTTAGTACTGTAGATAGTGTAATATCTACAGTAATAGATGTTGTATCTACAGCAGTAAGTACAGCAACTGATACGATAGGACAAATGGGTTCTAGTTTTATAGATCTTACAGTTTCTGGTAGTAGAAGTAGTGGTGATATTAGTCCGTGGCAAATGGGTGGTGATGCTTTAAAAGGTTTTGATCGTAACCTAAGCGGTATGGCTACAGGAGGCCCTGTAATAGGTAATAATCCATATATAGTAGGTGAAAATGGACCAGAATTATTTGTACCTAAAACTAATGGAACTATAATTAGTAATACTCAACTACAGCAATATCAAGAATCTAATAATCAAAAATTATTAGCTAAGATTGATCAATTAATTCAAGCTGTGGCCGAAGGTGCTGTAATTAATGTGCAAGCTACTCGTAAAAATACAGAAGAAATTGCACAAGCTATTAATATTAATAATACCACCATTAGAACACAAAATAGAGTTGCTATTAAATAGGAACCAATATGCGAATAATTTATAAAAATCTTGCTGATTTTGCTACTATCGCTGCCAGTACAACTAGTACTGGCAGCGTTAATAATCTACAAAATAATCGTAAATCTAGTATACACAGAAGCGCTACTACTGTAACTTATACACTAACTTGGACTAGTGCTCAATTAATAAATGCTGTAGCACTACCAGCTACTAATTTAGTAACTGGTAGTAAGATTACTGTAAATATGTATGCTAATATTAATGATACAACCCCACATACAGATGCGATACTTATTGACGCCGCCCTAGAAAGATCACCAATATTTCCAGATAATACACAATTTGCAACAGCTTCTAATTTTTCCAGAGGTGGTGCAACAAATTCAAGTGTATGGTTTCCAGCAAATTTAACGCAAACTACTAGAAAAATGGAAATTATACTAAGTAATTCAAGAACTATAGACTGTAGTAGAATAGTTTGTGGAAAATACTGGGAGCCAGCTAGACAAGTTAGTCGTGGAATAACTTTAGGCCTACAAGATAGCAGTGAAATTAGTAAAACTCGTAGTGGCGATACTTATATTAATAGTAAATATATAACAGAATCTATGAATTTTGAATTAAAATATTTTAGTGATACTGATAGAAAAGAACTGTTAAATATATTTCGTACTTGGGGTAGTACTAACTATATTTACATTTCTGTATTTCCAGATAGTACAAATACAGAACTATCTAGAACTTATAGTATTTATGGTAGAAGCAGCGATATTAGTCTAGTTTATGATATAGCTAGTATTTATACAACATCATTAACTATAGAAAGTTGGTAGGAATAAAAAAGTGGCTAAAACTGTAACACAGATACAAGAATGGTTAGATAGTCCTTACCATATAAAATGTATTTTGGCTGATATTACTTATAGTAATGGTACTAGTGATCAAACACTTTATTTATCAACACAACCTTATTATATTGATAATTCATCTATTCAATATCTACCTATAATAGTAGGAGGATTATCTTTTAGCGAGTCTATGTCACCTGATTTAAGTATATCTATAAATTATGGATCACTAGAGCTAGAAAATACTGGTGGCACCTATGACTATTTATTAAACTATATTTATAAACGCAGAAATATTGAACTCTATATAGGCGATCCTAGTTGGCCAAAAAGTGACTTTACACTAATATTTAGTGGTTTATCAGATAATTTAGTGTCTAGTGGTGAATCTAGTTTACAGTTAACAATTGTAGATAAATTAGAAAGCTTAAATGAAGTTTTAACTACTAGAACTCTTAAAGCTCTTAGTGGATACAGTACTCAAAATAGTCAAGAAGAAAAACTGCTACCAGTACTATTTGGCGAAGCATTTAATATAACACCTATTTTAGTAGATAATGGCACAAATTTTGATACTGGTCCTTGGTCAGCTAAAATTAGTGGTATAAGTAGTACTAGCGGTATAGCTGCAGGACAAACAGTTACAGCAGCTAGTAGTATAGGCAGATTGTATGGAGGTCTACCAACTAGTTGTACAGTAACATCAATTATAAGTAATAGTGCAATTATTTATACTGTACAAGGTGGTCAAAGACCCCTGCCAGGAGCAATTAATACTCTTACGATTAATGGAGCCGCATATAGTGGCACATTAAAAATTACTGATATAACAGGAACAGGTGGACCAATATATAAAATTACTGATGGTACTCTAAATGAACTAATAGAGGTTAGAGATAAAGCTGCTCCTATAACAGTAATAGCAGATAGAGTTGTTCCATATGGAGAATTTAGTTTAAAGTATAATTCTTTTGGCACAATTACTTGCAGCGCTAGAAGTTTACCTAGTGTGGATTGTACTATACCAAATCTAATAAAATATATTGTAAAAAATTATGGTACTAATAAATTATTAGACTCAGATTTGGATCTATTAAATATAGATAGTAATCGTCAAAGCTATAAAGCAGGTATTTATATAACTGATAGAGTAAATATATTAGATGTTTGTAATGAATTAGGTAAAAGTATAAATTGTGGTTTATACTATTCACCAATTTCTATTTCTAGTAATATTGTAGATAAGGGTAAGTTACGTTTAATTGAATTAAATATACCAACAACTGGTTCAACTATAATATTAGATGATACTTTAATGCTAGAAGGAACCTTACAGGTCACAGAAACTTTTAATGTAAAATCTAGTATTAAATTAGGTTACTGTAAAAATTATACACAACAACCACAAGATTTAGCACTAGCACTAAATCCAGATCATGGAAATGTATTTAGTGATCAATATTGGTATGTGCAAAAAGAGGATAGTTCTAAGATTACACTCTATAAAGATAGCGGCATAGTACAAGAAGAATTAACTAACTTGTTAGTTACTAGTGAAGCAGAGGCAGAAGCAACTAAACGATTAAATTTATGGAAAATACCTAGACAGTTAATAACTGCTACATATTTACCACACTTAATATTTACACAATTAGGTGATATAGTTACTATTAAATCAAATAGATTTAATTTAAGTAGTGGTAAAATAGGAATAGTTTATTCTATAAATAGAAACTGGATAACAGGTTTTGTTGAGATTGGAGTACTAGTATAATGGCTGCTATTAATTCTAGAGATATATTTATACAAGCATTAGTACCTAGACTTTTAACTCAAACTTATAAAGTTAATGATTTATATATTACTCTACAAGATACCAACATAGTAGTAAAACTAATAATACAAGAAGATTTACCAAAATATATTAAAAATTTTTCAGTTAAGTTGTGGAGACAGGGTGAAGTAGCGGCAGCAACTTCTACAAGTGATTGGTGGAATAACCCATTTGATCCAGATAATATGCTACTAGTTCAAACACTAGATACGGCAACTTTTAATTTATTAAATTTGCCAAGTACAACAACAGTAAAAAGAATCAGTAAAATAGGTATAAACTATCAAATAGCAGCTAGAGCTATTGATAATACAGATAATTTTAGTTCAGTGAGTATGCTTGGTAGCATATTTATAAAAACTATTAGTTAATAGGAATAATATATGGCATTAACAGTTAATAGTGGTTATAAATCTCTAAATTTATATTTTAGCGAGCCACAAAATACTTATTTTATTGATGATATTAATAGCCTAGGAACTAGTCAAATTCCAGTCAACAGTGCACGCACTGATAAAGATAAATTATATGTTTGGATAGGTACAAGTAGTAGTTTTAATACAGATACTACTACACTAGTATATGAAGGAAATTATCAAAACAATATTACTATAGATAAATATTATGATAGTAGTTCATCAACTAAAAAAGATTTAGAGGATAATACTAATTATTATATTAAATACGCTATAACTAGTAAGCTAGAGCCACTATTACAAGATATTACTACTCTAGCAATTGGAGCAACAACGAGAGATATAGGCTCTGATGTTGGTTTTAAAGACTGGGTAATTATAAATGCAAACTATCAAGCACTTTCAGGTGACAGAATAATTGCAGACACTAGTGCTGGGTCATTTACTATTACTTTGCCTGGTAATCCAACTATAGGCACATCTGTTACTATAACAGATGGTGCAAATTTTTTAACTAATAAATTAACAGTAGCTAGAAATGGTTCAACAATATTAACTCAACAAAAAGATGTAGATCTAGATATATTAAATACAACTTTTGAATTTATATATACTGGCTCACCTAAAGGTTGGGATTTTACCGCTACTACTGGTCCTAAAGGCGACGATGCCACAGTAATAGATCTTAGTAATGATAATCAAGATATAGCAACAGATACCGATGGCACAAATGGAGACTATAGTTTAGCTGTAACTACTTTATTTTTAAATACCGGTACTATAAATGCACTACCATTTGTTAAAAATCTTACTATAACTCCTAGTCTAGGTGTTGAATTTAACTATACTAAAAATGGAGTTCAAAGTAGTAATTTTACTTCACAGATCAATGTACCAATAACACCTGCAATAAATACACTTATTTTAAAAATAAATAATTTAGTTGGCCAAGATAATGGAAAGCTTACTATTACAACAAACTATGGTAATAGCATATATTCAATAGAATTTACAATAAGTAAAAATAAAGGTGGTGCTGCTGCAGTAATATACAGTATTGAAGCAAATAGTGAAATAATTTACAATCCAAATACAAAAATATTTAGTCCTAGTAAAGTTATATATACGGCATATAGTAAAACAGGAAATACTTCAAAAATAGAATATAAAGACTCTACTGGTAAGATTAATCTTGAGTATAGTACTAATAATACTACATGGATACAAATTGGTAGTCCTCAACAATTGAGTAGCACTATTAGTACTAGAGAATTAGATACTACTAATCCTCTAGTACTACCAAAATCTGCAAAATATTTACGTTATACATTTTTAATTAATAATATAGAAGTTGATAAGGAAACAGATGCTATAGTTAATGACGGAACGAATGCTTCTGTAGTTACTGTAGATGTAGAAAATGATAATCATACAATACCTGCAAATTCTAGTGGCGTTATTAGTTATCAATATAGTGGCACAAATATACAAGTATTTGATAATGTTAGTGAATTACAATATATAAGTGGTCCTAGCAGTGCTTTAGTAGCAGGTCAATGGACTTTAACTGGTGTAACTGGAAGTAACATAACTCCTTCTGTAACAGTAGGTTATACTGCGGATCCTTTTAAAAAATATCTGGTTGTACCAGATCACAGTAATTTAACAGGAAATACAGCTAGCATTACTTATACTATAAAAGCTATAACAAATTATTCAGTAGAAGTACCTGGATTACAAGGCAATCAAACATTTAGTAAAGTTTTAAGTAGTCCTATTTATAGAATAACGGGTGCGACTACTATAGTTAGAAGTAAAGCTTCATTATTTAGTCCTATAACACTATCAGCTCAAAAAATTGACGGTACTACTTTAGAGAATGATTTTGGATTTTTAACATTTACTCCTAGTACTGGTACTGAAAGCAGCAAGCAAAAAACACCTTTTACATATACACTTACAACCGGAAGTTCTGCTACTAGTGTATTGGTCAAATTATATAAAAATTCTAATGATACCGAGGTACTTGATTCTAGCGATATTAAAATAGTAGGTGAAGGCATAGATGGAACAGGTTTTACTGTAGATGTAATAAATGATGCGCATGCTATTCCTTGTGATTCTGATGGAACACCTATTAGTTATCAATATAGCGGCACTGACATCTATTTATTTGAAAATACTACAGAATTACAATATATAGGTACGTCAACTCCACTTAATACTGGTGAGTGGAAAATTGCTAGTGTTTCAGGAACTAATATTACGCCAAGTACAATACCTGGACCAACAGCTAATCAAAAATATGCAACTATTGCAGACCACAGTAATTTAACTAGTAATAATACAGCTAGTATTACGTATAATATAGAAGCAAAAACAACTAAAGGTGTTGTAGTAAGTGGATTAAAAGGTAATCAAACATTTACAAAACTTAAACTTTCTGCAATATTTAGAATTATTAATGCTACACCAATACGTGTTAGTAGTGATGGTACTATAGTTCAAGCAACTATAAATGGTCAAAAAACAACAGCAGAAAAAACAGTATCACCATTTGGCTGGGTTACAGAACAATTAGATAATGGTTCAGTAAGTGCTGTTCGTCAACAACTTACTAGTAGTGGGTATACTACTACTGCAACTCTTACTACAAAGCAAGTAACTATTAGATTATATGATGCAGCAACTGGAGGCAATTTAGTAGATACTGCTGAATTAAAAGTAATTAGTGATGGTGTATCAGTTATAGTAGATGTAGAAAATGACACACATCAAATACCATTTACTGCTAGTGGTACTCCTACTTATACTTTTAGCGGAACAAAAATACAAGTATTTGAAAATGCTAATGAGTTACAGTATGTAAGTGGAATACCTAGTAATAGTCAGTGGACCATTACTAATATAAGTGCTACTAATATTACTGCTTCTGGTAAACCTAGTTATGTATCTACTCAAAAATATGCAACTGTACTAGATCATAGTAATTTAACAAGTGATACTGCTACTATTACTTATACTATACAAGCTAAAACATCCTCTGGACTAGTTGTTAATAATTTATTAGGAAATCAAACATTTACAAAAGTTCAAAGAAGTGGTGTTTGGAGAATTGTAGGTGCAGCTGCTATAGGTATAGATAATAACGGAACTGTTAATCAAGTAGCCAATATAACAGGGCAACTTATTGATGGAACAACAATTTTACAAAATCAAGGCTGGCTTACACAACAAATAATGCCTGGTGGTACAGAATCTAGTCCTAGGGTACAACAATTAACAACAAATGCTACTAGTAGTTCAAAATATGTAACTATTAAATTATACGATGCAGTAACTGGGGGCAATTTAATAGATCAAGCAGATTTAAGAGTAATTACTAGTGGGGGCAGTGGTCAAAGTGTAGATATAGTATTTACTAGAATTGCTGCAGGATCTACTCCTACTATTACTAATACTACTAATCCACCTAGTGGTAATTCTACTTGGTCTACTAGTCCGCCTACTGGTAGTAATCCACTATGGGCAAGTACTGGATATAGTTCTAGTCCTCCGTATACTACATGGCTTTGGGATACACCAGTTAGAATAACTGGCGAAACTGTTATCGAATTAAGTGTCTATACACGTAGTAGCAGTAGTAGTATAACTACACCTAGTGGCGGTAGTTATAATTTTATCTCTAAAACTTTTACAACTTTACCTACTAGTAGTGGTGTTACTTGGAGTGATAATGTACCTGTTGGCACCGATCCAGTATGGGAGTCAAGAGCCGTTATAACAGATATTAATACTGCGCCTACGTGGAGTACTCCAGTAAGAATTAGTATGTCTGCTAGAGCCTTAGATATTAGTGGTATAGCTAGTATAAAATACGATAATAGTAGTGCTACAAAATTTAATCCTAGTAGTTTATCACTTTCAGCAGTTATCAGTAATTTAATTGGTACTGTTAGTTATAGTTGGTTAATAAGCCCTAATACAGGTATAACTGTTAGTGGTAATACAACATCTAATGCAACTTTTACATTTAGTAATAGTGCAAATAAAGATACAAAAACTATTACATTACAAGCTACAGATAGTATAGGCACACTTAGTAAAAGTTTAACTATACCTATCATAGAAAATGCAGAGAATACTGTAGATATAAGTTATAGTAACGATAGTCATGGTGTATCAATAGGTAGTAGCGGAGCTATATGGACAGGAAGCGGCGGAATAATTGAAGTATTTGAGGGTCAAATTAAATTAACACTTAATACTACTTCATATACTGCTAGTTATCCCAGTGCTAATGGAAGATATAATTTATCTATTACTAAAATTAGTGGAGATACCTTAACATTAGGTAATATTAGTGGTAGTACAACAGTTACTCTTAGTCAGTGGAGTGGTACTATTACACAACCAACTGTTTATAGAATAAGTGCATATGTACTTACTAGTGGTGGAACTCAAGTTGTAGTAAGTACAGATGCCACATTAACACCAGCTAAAGATGGTGTTAGTTATTCTCTAATTACTAATAGTTCTGCAATAAGTAGAGATTTAAATACAGGTATTTATACTCCAAGTACGCTTACAACAACATTATATCGTAGAGTAGGAGATAGTAGTCCTCAACTCTATCCTGGTAGATTTATTATTAATTTAAATAATAGTGGTAGTGCTTTATATACTTCATCTGTAGACGAATCTAGTGTAAGTATACCACTAGTTACCGGAAATAATATAACTTCTGTTAGATTTAGAGCATATTTAGCTGGAGGAACTAGTACATTAATAGATGAGGAAACTATTAATGTAGTAAATAGTGGTTTAAATGGTGCACCAGGTGCACCTGCTAAAGGTATAGATATTAATGCAACTGTTACTGCATTTAAAAAGAGTGGAGGTTCGTATAATCCAGCTAGTTCTATTTTAACTGCAGTACCTCAAAATTTAACTAGTCCTAGCTATAATTGGACAATAAGTGGTCAAGGTTCGCTAAACACAACTAGTGGCTCAACAGTTACAGTTACTCCTACTGGTACAACTTATATAACTGTTACACTAACTGCAACAGATTCTGGTTCAACCTATCAAAAAAGTATAACATTAAGTATTTATTCAGATGGTATAGGACAAGACGGGAAAAGAACTGCAACTGGATATGTATACTATCAACAACCACAATCTACTGCTCCTAATAAACCTACGGCCGCTAACTATCAATTTACTACAGGTACTTTTAGTAGTTTAAGCTCTAATTGGAGTACAAGTGCTCCAACTTATACACCTAATAATGTTTATTGGGCAGCAACTTATACAGCTCTAGAAGATAATGCTAGTAGTAACAGTAGTAGTGGAAGTAATTTAAGTTTTAGTAATCCGCAACAAACTATAGGATTTAGTGGATTAGTAACATTTAGTTCATTATCTACCCCAGGACAAACTACAATTGATGGTAGTAATATTACAACTGGTCAAATTAATGCGGCTAGAATAAATACTAATGGTTTAGTTATTAGAAATAGTCTTGGTACTCCAATTCTTGGTGGTGGAAATGCATTACAGTGGTCAGATATTAGTACTAGTTATCCTAATTCAATTGCTAATAGTGGAATAACTATTGATGGCAGTGGCATTTTACAAGGTATTGGTACTACTAGTAAAGTTGTAGCAAACGATAAAATTAGTCTTAGTGCTAGTACTGGTAGTTTAACTTTAAATACTGGTGCAGGTAGTCAAACTACAAATTTAAGCAGTGCAGGTATAAGTAGCATGGCTTATATACAAAAATTAACTAAAGCTAATTTAGCTACATATATGGATTCAGGCATTATTGAAAATGCTTTTATTGGTAATATTATTTCTAGTACTAATTTTGATGGTCAATTTAATGAAAATACAGGAGTTATTTCTAGTGATGGTACAACAGGTTGGGCTATAGGCAAAGCTGGTAAAGCTGTATTTAATAGTTTAAATGTACGCGGTAAACTAAGAGGTGGTACTACTTCTGGTAATATAGTAGAAGTAGGTGCCGACGTTGGAATATCTCCTGGACACCATGGAATTAGTCTTGGTGATACTAATTATAATAATTGTTTTGTAAGAAGAAGTGATGGAAATATATTTTTTTATATAAATTATGGTGGTCCGCAAAGTTTAACATTTGATACAGAAACTAATCAACTAAATATTAAAGGTAATATAACTTGCAATACATTAACAGCTGATAGATTAATTACTACCGGTATGCTTACTAATGAAAGCATTAGTACTGGTGGATTCTTTGCAACTTCATGGTATCCTCAAACAATAACTACATCATGGACAAATGTGGGTGCACCCACATCTCTCAGCGTATCTGGATTACCATCTGGGGAAACTGCACGAATAATAATTATAGCTTTAGGTGCTTTATATCCAACTAATAATATAGGTAGTACTATTGAGATTGGTATATTTATAAATAATAATCTTTCTGGTAATGTATTTGGTTTTACATTGAGAGATGCTGGTTTATGTATTACAAATTCCACTCAAGATTTATTACCTAATGGAACACATACAGTACAATTAAAGGCTCGAACTGATACTGCAGCCGGAGGGGCTAGTACCAAAATTTTTGGTGGTATAGCAAATATAGTTAATTTACTAGTTAAAAGATGAGTTAATATGGATTATTATATAAAAATTACTGATGATAATAGTATAGTTGGGTATACAACATATGAAGAACCTGCAGCTATTAAAGGTTTTAGATCTATAAAAGTAGATTTTAATCCTGCATATATATTATCTAAAATAACTAAACATAAATTTATTGATAATAAAGTTGTTGATACTCAAGAGCCTATTTTTCCATCACCTAATCCATGGTCTATTTGGGATAAAACTAACGAGAAGTGGGTAGATGGTAGAACACAAGAACAAAAAATACAAGCAGAATGGCAAGAAGTAATAGAAAAAAGAAATCAACTATTACAACAAACAGATTGGACAGATACTTATTCGGCAGTAACTAGATTAGGAAATAAATATAGTGTTTGGCAAGAATATCGTCAAGCATTAAGAGATATTACTAATCAATCAGATCCTTTTAATATTGTCTGGCCTGTTCAACCATAATAAATTATAAAAATTCGGTGCTACTATAAACGGCAGCGCCGAATTTTTTATTTATAAGCAAAATATTTTTCTAGTTGAATTTAACTAGCTTTTCTGGTATAATGTATTAAATTCTTACAGATATTAACAGGAGAATTATAATGGATTTAGATAATCAAAGTCTAGTACAAACTATTTCACTGCTATCTGTTGGATTAATAGCACTAGTAATAGGTATACAAAAATTATTAAGAGACTGGCGAACTACTAAAGCTGAAAGTGATATTATACAAATTATGCACACAGAAATTGAACGTATGAGTGCTCAAAATACTACACTAAGTAATGCTCTAGGTAGTTTGCAACAAGAAATTCTAGAGCTAAATAAACAAATAACAAAATTAAATATAGAAAATAATAAACTACAAGAAGAAGTTTCTATATTAACTTTAGAACTAGACAGCTTTAAAAAATTAGTAGCACAAAGGAATATATCGTGAGTATTACACCAGCAAGAATTAATCTAAAAATTTATCAGGGCAGTACATTTAGAGAAACTTTTAGGTGGGAATCTCAAACTAAAGCATATGTATCTATAAGCAATATAAGCAAATCAGCCCCGTGCATAATTACTACTAGTAATACACATAACATACCAACAAGCTGGAGATTTAGAGTTACTGATGTTGCTGGTATGAATCAAATAAATCAAACTACAGAAGATCAATTTTATTTAGCAAATACTGTTACTAGTAATACTATAACAATAAATGCATTAAATAGTATTAATTTTAATAATTATACAAGTGGTGGAACAATTAGCTATAATGTTCCAGTTTCACTAGCTAATTTTACAGCAATTTTTCAAATGCGTGAAAATATTAATAGTACCACAACTTTAAAACAATTAACTAGTGCCCCTAATCAAGGAATAGTAATTGATGATACTAATAAATTAATTACTATAACTATTAATGCTACTGATACTAGTAATTTTAATTTTCCTAGTGCTGTATATGGACTAGAATTAACAAGTCCTACGGGAGAAGTATTCTCACTTATAACTGGTACAATATCCTTAATTAAAGAGATAGTAAGATGACAACTACAACAGTAGTACTAGATGCAGTTAATACTATAGTAGTAGAAAGTGGTGGTGAACTAGAAGCTGTTATTACTGAAAATAATAATACTGTTGTGGTTCAAAATGAATCTACGTATGCAATTGTAGCTGGTACAATTGGACCAAATAGTGTTTCTACTATGATAGATACAGATTTAACTAATTTAAGTGATGGCAATTTATTAATTTATAGTCAACAAACAAATAAATGGGTATCAAGTAGTTTGTTAGAAAAACAAATTATTGAGTCAGGTCAATATTAAAAGGAGTAATAATGGCTTCAATTTTAAGAATTAAACGAAGTGAGGTAAGTGGTAATCCAGCCACACTAGGTGCAGGTGAGTTAGCTTATAGTGCTCTACCAGATAGTGGTGCTAATGGCGGCGATCGTTTATATATTGGTATGGGTGTTGAAACTAGTGGTAATGCTGTAAATCATATTATTATTGGTGGTAAACGCTATACTGATATGATTGATGCTGCTACTAATATTAATACAGTATCCACACTTGTTAAAAGAGATAGTAACGGTAATTTTAGTGCCGGAACTATTACAGCTAATTTAACAGGTAATGTAACTGGTGACGTAACTGGTAATATTACTAGTAGTGGAACTAGTACATTTACAACTATTGATGTAAATGGTGGTACAATTGATGGTACTAGTATTGGTAGTACAAGTGCTAGCACTATTACAGGTACTACTATTACTGCTACAAGCGGCTTTAGTGGTAATTTAACAGGCAATGTAACAGGCAATGTAACAGGGGATTTAACTGGTAATGTTACAGGAAATATTACTAGTACTGGTACAAGTACATTTACAACTATTGATGTAAATGGTGGTACAATTGATGCGGCTGTAATCGGCGGTACAGTGGCAGCTGCTATTACAGGTACTACTATAACTGCTAGTACAGGTTTTAGTGGTAATTTAACAGGTAATGTTACAGGTGATGTAACTGGCAATATTACTAGTACTGGCACAAGTACATTTAGTAATATTGATGTAAATGGCGGTACAGTTGATGGAGCCATAATCGGCGGCACCAGTGCCGCAGCTATTACAGGTACTACTATAACAGCTAATACAGGTTTTAGTGGTAATGTAACAGGCAATGTAACAGGGGATTTAACTGGTAATGTTACAGGAAATATTACTAGTACTGGTACAAGTACATTTACAACTATTGATGTAAATGGTGGAAATATTGATGGTACTGTTATTGGAGCAGCAGTAGCTTCTGCTATTACAGGTACTACTATAACTGCTAGCACAGGTTTTAGCGGTAATTTAACAGGTAATGTTACAGGCGATTTAACAGGTAACGCTAGTACAGCTACTACTTGGCAAAGTGCACGTAATTTAACTATTAGTGGTGATGCTACAGGTACTTTTAGTGGTGTTAATGGTAGTGCCAATGTTGATGCACCACTAACACTAGCAAATACAGGTGTAACTGCAGGTAGTTATGGTAGTACTACAGAAATACCTACATTTACTGTTGATAGTAAGGGTCGATTAACAGCAGCAGGTACATCTACTATTAGTACTACACTTAATATTACTGATGGTACTAATAACGATGCAGTTGCACTAGGTACTGATACACTAACTTTTAATAGTGGAACCGGTGTCACAGCAGCAGTAAGTAATAATCAAGTTAGTATTGCTATTGGCCAAGCTGTAGGTACTACTGATAATGTTACTTTTAATAATGTTACTGTAAGTGGTCAGTTAAGTAGTGATGATATTACAGCAGCTAATATTAGTGTTGCAGGTAATGCTACAATTACTGGTGACTTAACAGTACAAGGTACAACAACTACTGTTAATAGTACAACGGTTGCTATTGGTGATAAAAATATTACACTAGCAAAGGATGCTACAAACGGTAGCGAAGCAGATGGTGCTGGATTAACAATACTAGGGCCAACAACTCCTGCAACTATACTTTACAATAACACAAATAATAGCTGGGATTTTAATAAACAAGTATATGCTAATGTAACAGGTAATTTAACAGGAAATGCAGATACAGCTACTAAATGGGCGACTGCACGTAATTTAACACTAAGTGGTGATGCTACCGGTACACTTACTGCAGTAGATGGTACTGCAACAGTAGATGCAGTAGTAACACTAGCTACAGTTAATAGTAATGTAGGAACTTTTGGTAACAGTACTAGTGTACCTACATTAACTGTTAATGATAAAGGTTTAGTAACAGCACTAAGTTCTACATCAATACCATTAGCTACAGCTGCTAGCACAAGTGGTGCAGCTGTAAATGGTTTAGCAAGTTTTAGTACAGCAAATTTTAGTATTACTAGCGGTTATGTAACTGTTTCAGAAGTAGATGGCGGCACCTATTAAAATTATTTAAATTTTATTATCCTTTTTAGGAATTGTAAATGGCATCTTTGCTAAAGTTAAAAAAGAGTTCAGTTCGTGGCAAGATACCACTTGCCACGGATTTAGACTATGGAGAATTAGCACTTAATTATACTGATGGACTAATATTTTATAAAACTTCTAATAATGATATAGAAAGTTTAGGTGCTCAAGGCTTACAGGGTATTCAAGGCATACAGGGTATTCAAGGCATACAGGGTATTCAAGGTCAACAGGGTATTCAAGGTATACAAGGTAGACAAGTTACTTGGCGAGGTGAATGGGCTCCTGGTGTTATATACAATACAGATGATGTTGTTTATTATGAAGGTAATAGTTTTGTTGCTGTATATATTAATGGTTCTTTTAATGGTAATGTTTCTGTACCACTACTTGGAGAAACTTATCCAAAAATTGTAAATGCAACTTTTTGGAATAGAATGACTCAAGAAGGTATACAAGGTACTCAAGGTACTCAAGGTATACAAGGATTACAAGGAATTATAGGGGTTACAGGTGACATTGGTCCTACAGGTATTCAAGGTACTCAAGGGATTCAGGGTTTGCAGGGTTTGCAGGGTTTGCAGGGTTTGCAGGGTACTCAAGGAATTCAGGGTATTAGTGTACAAGGATTTACTGGTACACAAGGTGTACAGGGTGCACAAGGTGCACAAGGATTAGCTTTATCTATAAAAGGCAATTGGAATAGTGTAGATACTTATAGTGCAAATGATATAGTATATTATGAAGGTAGTAGTTGGGTTGCACTAATACCTAATCAGGGCAATTATCCCCCTAGTACAAGTCCTAGTCAGTGGAATTTACTTACGTCACAAGGTACACAAGGTACACAAGGTACACAAGGTACTAGTGGTACATTAATGGAAATTAGCTTAATAAATAATGCTAATGCTATTAGTAGTGTAGTAAATAATATAACCGCATTACGATTTGATACAGATAGTGGATTTGATGTAACTGATTTAGGTAGTGGTGCTGTAAAAGTAGGAATGAATTCTACTTTTAAAACTTGGCAAGTAGATGGTGAAGATGATTTAATAGCACAAGGTTTGGATACAATTGAGTTTGTCGCTGGTACTGGTGTACAGATTACTACTAATCCAAATAGCACACCTAAGTCAATAATATTTGATGTAGATACTGAAAGTAGTGGTAATTTAGTTTGGACTACTTCTGGTAATTATAGAACCTTAACTGGATTTAAAGAATCAGGATCTACATTAACAATTAGATCTGCAGAATTTTTTAATAATCTTTTAAGATTAACTATAGCTACATTTACTCCTAATTTAAACTCTGTAGCTATACCAGGTAATTCCTTAAATTGGGATATTCCAGCAACTGGATTTACTGTAACCGTAGATAATCCTACAGATTTTACTACTTCATTTATAAGTAGTGTGTTAAGCATAACAGCTACCACTGGATCTGCGGCTGCATTAAATAATTTTATTGCTGGAGCATACTCAAATACACCAGCAGGTGGTGTTGATTGGACAAAATCATTTACAAATGGTTGGATTAGATCGAATTCTACTACGATAGCTGGTGGTTCAGCAGTTAATACAATAGTATTTAATGTTACAACAAATGGAACAGAAAGTCAGTACAATACTTCGAATGTTACGCTTACTATAACATGGGCAACTCCTACTATGACAGTTTCTTTAGCTTCCTTAACTGGACAGAACTTTTTAAGTGAATATTCTAGTGTATCATATACTGTATCTGTAACCGGTGTGACTAATCCTGCTAACTATTCACATGCTATAACAGCTTCTGGCGGAACAGTAAATAATCTAACAGAATCTGGAATATTTACTTTTGTTACTCCACTACATAAAAATAATACAGGTATTACAAGAACAGTAAGTAATACTACAACATTTACACGTCCTGTAGGTGTAACAGGCTCTAGCTATACGGCACAACTAACAACTACTACACCTAATCCAACAGTTACTTTTACTTATCCTAGTTTTTGGATATTTACTTCTTCAACTGGTATAGCCCCAGTTAGATCGGATATTGTTAATGGCTTTGGATTTAAAAGCACTGTAACAATTTTAGGTAATCAAGTAAAAATATTTAGTGGCAGTGTTAACAATTCACAAGGTAATCCTAGAGCTTTTTGGTTTGGAGTACGTACATCGGTTAATCAACCTACTACATTTAAAACAGGAGCTTCGGCTTCTTTATTAAGTACAGTTTCATATACAACTAGTAGTGTTTTACTAGAACCCGATAATCCCGGGGCTGGATATAGTGCAGAAAGTTATACTCTTTATGGTATTACATTACAGCCAGGCATAACTTATGTAGATATAGGATAAAATAATGCCAATAGATTATAGTGGTTTAACTAGAAATACTTGGCCAGGAACTTGGAGTTCATCTGGTTCAGCACCAATTGTACTAGATAATGAAATACGTGGTGGAATACACAGCATTTCTGGAAATTCGGGAGATAGACTTACTGATATAGCGGGACAGCGTCTTCAAGAAGGAATGTTGGTTTATGTTAAAAATGGCTATACTTCCGGAGCGTACACTCGTACTGCTGATAGTTATTATAAGTATACACTATTAGTAGGTGAAAGTAGAAATGCTACCACAGGTATTATGCCTAATGCAGAAGCAAACTGGAAACTTTATGAGGGAACTCAAGGTATACAGGGTTTAGAAGGTATACAAGGTACACAGGGTTTAAAAGGTACACAGGGTTTAGAAGGTACACAAGGTTTAGAGGGTATTCAAGGTATTCAAGGTCTAGAGGGTATTCAGGGTATTCAGGGTCTAGATGGAATACAAGGTCTAGATGGAATACAAGGTTTAGATGGTATTCAAGGTACACAGGGTCTAGATGGTATTCAGGGTATTCAAGGTATTCAAGGTCTAGAGGGTATTCAAGGTATTCAAGGTCTAGAGGGTATTCAAGGTATTCAGGGCGTTCAAGGTACTGATGGAATACAAGGTATTCAGGGTACTCAAGGTTTAGAGGGTATTCAAGGTACTCAAGGTTTAGAGGGTATTCAAGGTATTCAAGGTACTCAAGGTACTCAAGGTCTAGAGGGTATTCAAGGTATTCAAGGTCTAGAGGGTATTCAAGGTATTCAAGGTATTCAAGGTACTGATGGAATACAAGGTATTCAGGGTACTCAAGGTTTAGAGGGTATTCAAGGTACTCAAGGTTTAGAGGGTATTCAAGGTATTCAAGGTACTCAAGGTACTCAAGGTCTAGAGGGTATTCAAGGTATTCAAGGTCTAGAGGGTATTCAAGGTATTCAAGGTATTCAAGGTATTCAAGGTCTAAAGGGTATTCAGGGAGTTCAAGGTCTAGAGGGTATTCAAGGTCAACAGGGTATTCAAGGTATTCAGGGTCTAGATGGAATACAAGGTCTACAGGGTATTCAAGGTCTAGATGGTATTCAAGGTACTCAAGGTATACAGGGTATTCAAGGTCTAGAGGGTATTCAAGGTCTAGAGGGTACTCAAGGTACTCAAGGTACTCAAGGTACTCAAGGTCTAGAGGGTACTCAAGGTACTCAAGGTCTAGAGGGTACTCAAGGTACTCAAGGTCTAGAGGGTATTCAAGGTCTAGAGGGTACTCAAGGTACTCAAGGTCTAGAGGGTACTCAAGGTACTCAAGGTCTAGAGGGTATTCAAGGTATTCAAGGTATTCAAGGTACTCAAGGTACTCAAGGTACTCAAGGTACTCAAGGTACTCAAGGTACTCAAGGTCTAGAGGGTATTCAAGGTATTCAAGGTATTCAAGGTCTAGAGGGTATTCAGGGTCTAGAGGGTATTCAGGGTCTAGAAGGTATACAAGGCGTTCAAGGTACTGATGGAATACAAGGTATTCAAGGTTTAGAGGGTATTCAAGGTACTCAAGGTACTCAAGGTACTCAAGGTACTCAAGGTCTAGAGGGTATTCAAGGTATTCAAGGTATTCAAGGTATTCAAGGTCTAGAGGGTATTCAAGGTATTCAAGGTATTCAAGGTACTCAAGGTACTCAAGGTACTCAAGGTATCTTTAGTCCATGGATTAAAAAAACAAGCAATTATTTAGCTATTAATGAAGATAGAATTATAGCAGATACAAGTAATGGTACTTTTACTATTACTTTACCAACTAATCCTGTTTTAGGTTCTTATGTTGTTATTACTGATGGTGGAGATTTTGGTATAACAAATCTAATAGTAAGTATTAATAATACTACTATAGAAAATTTAATTACTGATGTATTTTTAGATATACCTGCTACAACTTATGAATTTATTTATGATGGTAACACTTGGCATATAACTGCTACAACAGGTTCACAAGGTATTCAGGGTATTCAAGGTATTCAAGGCTTAGATGGTACTCAAGGTACTCAAGGTTTAAATGGTACTCAAGGTATTCAAGGTCTAGATGGTATTCAAGGTACTCAAGGTCTAGATGGTATTCAAGGTACTCAAGGTATTCAAGGTTTAGAGGGTATTCAAGGTTTAGAGGGTATTCAAGGTCTAGACGGTATTCAAGGTACTCAAGGTATTCAGGGTCTAGAAGGTATACAAGGTCTAGAGGGTATTCAAGGTATTCAGGGTATTCAGGGTATTCAGGGTATTCAAGGTACTAAAGGAGATACTGGTTTAGGATTTAATATAGCTAAAACTTATATAAGTGTAGCTGCACTAATAGCTGATACTAGTCCTGTAGATATAATACCAGGTGAATTTGCTATTATTGAAACAGGAAATACTAATGATACTGATAATAGTAGACTATATCTTTGGAATGGAGTTAACTATATTTATACTACAGATCTTAGTGGTGCTGTAGGTATACAAGGTATACAAGGTCTACAAGGTCTAGAGGGTATTCAAGGTATTCAAGGTCTAGAGGGTATTCAGGGTATTCAGGGAGTTCAAGGTCTACAGGGTATTCAAGGTCAACAGGGTATTCAAGGTATTCAGGGTCTAGATGGAATACAAGGTCTAGATGGTATTCAAGGTCTAGATGGTATTCAAGGTACTCAAGGTACTCAAGGTATACAGGGTCTAGAGGGTATACAGGGTCTAGAAGGTATACAAGGCGTTCAAGGTACTGATGGAATACAAGGTATTCAAGGTATTCAAGGTATTCAAGGTACTCAAGGTACTCAAGGTACTCAAGGTCTAGAGGGTATTCAAGGTATTCAAGGTCTAGAGGGTATTCAAGGTATTCAAGGTCTAGGGGGTATTCAAGGTCTAGGGGGTATTCAAGGTCAACAGGGTATTCAAGGTATTCAAGGTATTCAAGGTCTAGAAGGTATTCAAGGTACTCAAGGTCTAGATGGTATTCAAGGTACTCAAGGTACTCAAGGTACTCAAGGTACTCAAGGTATCTTTAGTCCATGGATTAAAAAAACAAGCAATTATTTAGCTATTAATGAAGATAGAATTATAGCAGATACAAGTAATGGTACTTTTACTATTACTTTACCAACTAATCCTGTTTTAGGTTCTTATGTTGTTATTACTGATGGTGGAGATTTTGGTATAACAAATCTAATAGTAAGTATTAATAATACTACTATAGAAAATTTAATTACTGATGTATTTTTAGATATACCTGCTACAACTTATGAATTTATTTATGATGGTAACACTTGGCATATAACTGCTACAACAGGTTCACAAGGTATTCAGGGTATTACTGGTAGTGGTACTCAAGGTACTCAAGGCTTAGATGGTACTCAAGGTATTCAAGGTATTATTGGTAGTGGTACTCAAGGAACTCAAGGTATTGCAGGAACAGCAGTTGCACAAGGTAGCCAAGGTACTGCAGGTACAAATGGTAGTCAAGGTACTACAGGTACAAACGGTATTCAAGGAACTCAAGGTATTACTGGTAGTGGTACTCAAGGTACTCAAGGTACTCAAGGTATTACTGGTAGTGGTACTCAAGGTACTCAAGGTACTCAAGGTACTCAAGGTACTCAAGGTATTCAAGGTATTCAAGGTATTCAAGGTATACAAGGTTTTGGTTATCAACAAAATCAAGGTACTCAAGGTACTCAAGGTACTCAAGGTACTCAAGGTACTCAAGGTACTCAAGGTACTCAAGGTACTCAAGGTCGTCAAGGTACTCAAGGCTTAGATGGTACTCAAGGCTTAGATGGTACTCAAGGTACTCAAGGTCTAGAGGGTATTCAGGGTACTACTGGAATCTTTAGTAATAGAGTGGTTTCCTATGCCAGTAGCAGTACGTTAACGGTAAATACCGACACTACAGACATGGCAGTAACTGACAATACTGAATCAGCAGGAACACTTACAATAGAAGAACCAACTGGAGTAGCTATTAATGGTCAAAAATTGATAATTAGAATACAAAGTACTAATCAACAAACATTGTCATGGAACTCTATATTTCAAGATAGTAGTTCATTAAGTTTACCTTCTTCAACTACTGGTAATACTAAATATGATTATTTAGGTTTTATTTATAATTCTACTATTACAAAATGGCAACTACTAGCAAGAATAATGGATTTTTAACATGAAAATATATAAATTCTCAATGACTTATGACGGTAAACCCTATACAGATTCTGTAAATTTGCCAGACGACCACACCCATACTGATGAAGAAATCATGCAAATGATGCTTACAAAATTTTCTACATGGAAAAATATGCTGGCAAATCCTGGCGATTTGAGCATTACCGAAGAACAACCTCTTTTAATTGAAGAGCCACCTATAGAGTAATTATGGCAACTTACACTTGGATCGGAGCAGCCGGTGGTTTATATGCTACAACAACAAATTGGTCGCCTACAGGACTTCCAGCTGCTGCTGACGATATAGTTTTTACTGGTACGGCTACACCCAATGTCAGTACCACTGCCAGAACGGTAAGAAATCTCACTGTCAACAGCGGCA